TACTATTAGCAATCATCCCTCCTGCTTTTCGACCCAAGTTGGCAGGATTCGCTGCCATCATGAGACTGCCAATGCCAACCTTTCCAAAAGAAAGTTTGGTAATAATCTCACTGACCTTGGTAAGGGTCTCCAATAGCATGGCTGCTCCGTGAGTGGCCGAAATTAAAGTTTTGTTTATTTCTCCCCATGGAAGAGCACCTAGTGCTTCAGCCAAGTTAATCACTGCTTGTGATGTTGTAGAAAAAAATTCTTTAAAGTGCTCTGCCATCAAATAAGGATCACCTTCATTGATAAACCGAAGCAAAGCATCCTTCGCTTGAAGAATATAATCAATTAAAGGTTTAAATCCCTCTTTCATTCCATCAATTACAGTTTTTAGAGTCCCACCCTTCCTTAAAGATCCTTCTATTGCCAAAGTGAGATTTCTCAAGCCGAAGACGGTATCACGGATAGAATCTCCAAAGGCACCTATCATAGTAATAGCTAACTCCTGCAAGCCTGCTACAAAATCTTTCAATCGTCCTACGGTGGTCTCCCTAAACTCGTTGGCCATTGAGTGAGTGCTTCCCTTAACGTGCTTCATATCTTCGGATAATTTCGATAAACTGTCCCCTGCTTTAGTGGCAAATCCTATCATCATACCTATAGCACGAGTTCCGCCTAATTGAGCGATAGCCTTATTGAACTCCATTTGGGTATATTTCCCACTTTTATATGCACTTTGAAGTTGGCCCAAGATATCTATCTGTCTTACCATATTACCGTTTCCATCGTCAGTCTTAAGTTTCAACAATTCCATAGCTTCTGAAGCCTGTTTCGTGGGATTAACCATCCTTTGCATTACCATCCTCAAACCAGTACCTATTGCTGAACCTTCCATACCGTATTTGGCTGCGACTGCCATCATAGCAGCTACATCTTCCAAATCATTTCCTAATCCACTTGCCATATTACCGGCATACTTGAAAGACTCTCCCAAACCAGAAACGGTAATATTGGCGGAATTTGCTGCAGTATTCAAAACATCAACTACACGTTGGGATTCTTTAGCTTCTAATCCAAATTGATGCATAATTGACGCTACTACCTTAGTAGTTTCTGCTAAATCTGTTTCCTGAGCAACTGCTAAATCCACAATATTTCCAATAGAACCTATAATTTCTTTCGTGGTAAACCCTGCTTTGGCTAAAAGCTTCATCCCAGTGGCAGCTTGTTTCGAACTAAAAAGAGATTCTCGTCCTAATTCTCGAGCTTTGCCGACTAAGTCTTCATACTCTTTTCCCATCAATTTGGTTCCTTTACCTAAAATAACGGCAGTTCTGTGGATTTGTTCCTCAAAACCGGCTGAAGCAAAGGCCATGCCTCCAAAAGCAGCAGCAGTTACCAAAGCAAGTTTCTTAATCGATGGGATCATTCCTAAGAAAGTCTGACCTATCCCCCTAAGTGATGGAAGAAGTTTCGTGAAAGCCCTGCCAACTCCCTTACCCGCAAGCAAAGCCTTAGCTTTGAAGGTTTTAAGACTGGCTTTTACTTGAATCATAGCAGCCTTAAATTTGGTAGCGTCTAGCCTCAATGCTATTTTAAGATCTCCGACTTTCATTATATCTCCAATTTTCCTTTGTTGATTCCATCTAATACTTGGTTGGGAGTCATTCCTAAACCTTGAAATAACTTTAGCATATTCTTTTGCTCCTCATCGGAGGAACGCTTGGGTTGCTCGGCATGATTTTTCGTTGGTGTAGAGACACTATTTTGACAGTCAGACTTAATGTCATCCAAAGTTTTTCCACAAGCAGCCAAAGCAGCTATAAAAGATTCCATACGTCTATCGACTAATTCTCTCTCAGATATGGCAAGAAGTAGGTTTGTTACTTCATTCATCTCCAAATTGGTGATGTATTCTATAGACCAACCATACGCGTGAGCTAATCGATCAACTATTTTAAAATCTTCAATCATTTCTAAGCTTCCTCTGTTTGAGTACCTTTCGAAAGTTCTCCACTCATCCCAATGCTAATAATATCTTGAATATCCTCAACTGTCACCATATCTCGAACAGAATCAACCGTTAAACCAGTGTTAGTCCTATTCAAAATAAGAAAACAGACATCAACGAGCTTATCCAATAATCCTGGAACCTCTTCAATGTCTGCACTATCTGGTATGCTATCTATATCTTTAAGTTGAGAAGTCACTTCTTTAATCTTTCCTAAACTTAAAGGACGAACGTTAAAATCTCTTCCATCCAAAGTAATGATATACTCTACTCTAGTGATTCTTTGCTTGCTCATTTTGGCCTCCTTAGTTATACATTAACGATATACAACTCAAATTAAATTAAAAAATTAAATCATCTACTAAGTTACATATTGAACTTTTTTCAACGTAACTGATGCAGACACGAAATCATCCTGTACTGAATTAACTTCTACAGAAACAACCTTACAGTTTTTAATCGTGCCAGTCAAACCACCGCCATTAACTCCCTCACCTAAAACGACATCAACCAAGGCGTTATCCAACAGCACTGCAGCATCTCCACCTGCATCACCTGGAAAGTTTTCAAGAGAAAACTTGGCATTTTCGACAGTAATCTCACAACTTTGGTTACCCAACTCCATTGCTAATGGATAACGATAGTCTGCTCCATAAAACTCTACAGGACTACCATCATAAGAAACGGAAATTCCTGTGCATTTTGCCATCTCTTCTCCACCTAAACTGATCGTTCCTACTGAAAATTTGTAACTAAATACTGACATCTCATATCCTCCTTTTCTTTAAATTATTCAACTATTCCACCTTCAACGTAATTAAAGGTCACTGCTCCCATCCAATAATTCTCGTCACTATTATATACGAACTCCACCCCAGTTTTCAAAAACCATCTTACTTGAGCAGTGGAGTTCCTTAAACTCTCGTTCTTCTTGTTTAGAGTACTTAATATCACATCTGCTATTGCTCTACAAATTGCGTAAGGAGTGGGTATACTATCATCTACCACTACCAATAAAGTCATTTGTCCTTCCTCTAAGGGTAAAACTGGATGACTTTCTCCTGGAATATCCTTAATTATTATCTGCTTGCCCGCTACATCCATAGGGGAGTTGGACACGAAGATGTTTTCTACAGACACTAAATCAGTGACAGAAGTAGTTCCTATCAAATGCTCTCTTATATTTTCTGCCATATCTCCCACTACACTAACCCCCTAAAAACTTTCGCAGCATTGGTAACTAAAAACTGCATAGCAACATCCATAAATGGTCTAGCTTTCATTTTCTTAGTTCCAAAATGAACATAAATTCCATACTCCACAGGAGTAAAAACATAGCCAGCCAACCTACTACCTTCCCACCTGACCAAATTATCAATACTACTTGCCAAATTTCCGGTATCCCAAATCCATCCTGGCATAGTAGATCGAGCAGCTCCTGCTGCTTTTGAAGTTAAAATATAGAACCTACCATGGGCTTGGGCTAAAGTTTTAACTTCTGCTTTTTTGAGGTTGGCCAAAAGCGCCTCCAGTCCCTTTACTTCAATAGAATTTCCAGCCATCTATCTCACCAACCTTAAAAACACTAGTGAGTGGTGATCCCTTCCAGCGTCATCAGAAACCAAAATGACGTCATAGTCTCGATTACCTACCGTAACAGTGTCTCCTTCGGTGAGTGCCACAGATATAGCACAATACAACCTATGAGTACTGACTGTTACTTTTCCGCGTTCTTCTATAGATAATCCCTCTCCAGATCTACCTGTATTAGGCTGAACAGTGCAACTAAATGTAGAAACGGCTTCAGTAAACACTGGTTCACCGTACTCATTTTGGCCTGTCTTGGTCTTGACAGTCAAAGTAGCAGTCATATTATAGTAGTTGGATATACTCATTAAATCATCCCCACGTCATTAGAATCCAAACTGCCACCCAAAAGGATAGTTAGCTCAGATATACTGGACTCAACTTTAGATATACTGGTGTTGGAAGTACCTACATTAAACTCCACTGAATAATCTCCAATTGTTTCTTTTTTGATTTCTCCCGAAGCAACTGATCCGCTAGCCAAAACGTCTGACTTGAATTTTTGGAGATAATTCAACACCAATAAAAGATGCAGTTTTTTGTGTAGATCGTTTACAGAACTGCCTCCATAAGAATAGGTAACCTTGTATCTCAATTGCCTATACAAAGAGTAATCAAAAAATACCATAGAACTGTCTACCTCAAAGTAGTAATCGGTAGAAGCTATAGTCGTCCAAGTCTCAGAGTCTCTATTGTAATACTCTATTTTGGTAACCTCCATATTATCTTTGAAGGGCAACTCTAAAAATGTCTGAGTTTGTATTGTGAGAAAAAACATAGCCTCAGCACCTGATATAGAATCGAAGGTCAAATTCAGTACTTTCTCCACTTCCTCTTCTCCCCAAGCTACTACTTCAGCAGGGATATCAGTAGGATCGTCTATACCTAAAATGGTTGCTATCTCGTCTCTAGTAAGTAAATAACTCATAATCTTAACTCCAATTACTTAACGTTAAATTTTTTGCCGTCACTACGTCTTCGAACGTTTGAAGAAGTCCACCAATAACCCTTGTGGACAAATCCTTTAATCTCATTATCCTCGATAGCTTGGGATACTATCGAATAGATATTCTTATGTTCTTTAAAGTCAATCCGCTGATTAAGTAAATATATTCCGCAATCTGCGAATCGTTTTCTGGTGGAAGAAATTATTTCTTTTTTCTCGTTTAATTTGTAGATAGGAATAGTCTTATCTTTTACAAAGTTTTTGCTGACTACGGTAATGAGTTTACCATGATTGAGGTGATATTTGATCAAATTCTCAAAGTTGACGTTGCATAAAGCCAATCTATTGATAAAAATAAACTCATTCCTATATTTGGAGAAAGCTTCCACTGCTTCCATCTCAGAAGAAGCATCCACTACTTCCAAGTTGTTGAAATTTCCCAAATCTACCCGGGGAGCATATAAACAAATCTTGTGTTTGCTGGCTAAGCTTGCCACCACACATTCAAGCAAATTCTTATCAAACAATTTACATTTAGCATCAGACTTACTAACAGACAGCAAAATATCCATATGACATCCTTTCAGTTATAAAGAAACATTTTTACTCGCGTATTTTTAGACTATGGATTAAACAACTATTTTTCTTCCCTCAAAAACATGTTTGGTCATCGCTTCCTCCTGTAAATAAAATTGCCTTCAGTTTCGTAAATAATCTTATATTTGTGCTTCTCCAGCAATTTATCCTCAAATCCCTTGCCATTATTTTTCTCATGAACAATCACTGTCGGACGATAATCGCTATTATCCAACATATCCTTGACAATAGTATGATCCACACCCTCAGCATCAATCGTTAAATAATCGAAATTCAACGGTATAAATTGACGTTTTAACACGGTGGGCAACCTAAAAACATCACTCATCACATACCTATCAGACTTATTGACTAGTGAATGATGGCCTTCAACCTGATGAATATAAAATTTCCCGTGTCCATCATAATCGGATATCGCTGCTTTCACGAGTATCACGTTTGGGGTGACTAAGTAAACTTTACTTAAAGCTTCAAAGTTGCGTCCATTGGGTTCTACCAATAATCCCTTCCAATCATAGTCCACCAAAAAGTTGTAGGAATTTGAGAGTGAAATATTCTTGGCTCCTACATCAACCAAACACTTATATTTAGGAGGATATTTTCTAAAGTGTTCCTTGAGAAATGTGTACTCTCCAAATTGGCTTACGTCGTCATATTCTTCCATGCCAGAATCTCCTATATGTCAAAACCATGTTTAATCAGCATGTCTTTCCACGACTGAGGAAGCTTGGCATTTATTCCTGGCAGCGCTTCTTTCCACACCTTATAAGTGTCTGTTTTAAAGTTTCGCTCAAACAACTCAATTAACTCAATAAATTCTATATCCAAAAATTCTGCTATTTTCCGGACCTCGGACTCCAAATCTAACACAAGATTTTTGAAATAAACCTCATGATAGTCTAAATCGTAGGTTGATTTGGCTTTCTCCCACGCCTCCATAAAACTCAACCAATTCACTTTCAGGGCTATACACTCTTCCACAGTCTCTTTAGCCCACCAATGATTTCCAGGACTACCATACAATTGGGTATACAACTTAAACCGCTTAGTTTGAGATTCTAACACGTCTCTCCCATCACGAATGCATATCAACACTTTAGGTTTAGACAATTCAGAGTTCAATCTTCCCAAGTCAAATAAGTATTCTGGAAGCTTATCTCCTACCAACTTGGGAGTCTTGTCAGTAAACCTGGAAAGTTTATCGTATAAATCGTTTACGCCAGTCATCGGATTCAATTTGTGGTAGGCTAAAAACTTTTCAAAATTGTCTCCTAGAGTAGTCTTCGCTATAGTAGATTTGCTGCCTCCTATTTTGGGATACACTTCTCTCAACCTGTCTATCTTAGCATTAACCGCGGACATTTTCCTATAACTCCAGAGTTCATTTGCTAGTAAAAGTTGAGAATGCTCTGCTAAAGTAGTAGTCAATATAGTGGTACCACTTCTAAATGATCCGGCAATCACTAAATGGTTATATCCCATGAATTATTCCTCGCACTTTCTCAACTATCTGTCTTCTGGTTCGAGCAATCAAAGCATCTCCAAAATCTCTCTCAGGAGAAGCATCCAACTCAGGTTCGGGTTGTATAAATACGGGAATCACACCCAAGGCAGAAGTACACAAATATCGTATATCAAACGGAATAACATAAACTTTCTTGTTCAACAGTTTAGCTAATGTTGCCTGATGCACTCTAGCAGAAATAAAGAAAGATGCCTTTGCTAAAAGTGGAAGAATGTCTTCGTAATGCCATATCCACTGACAGTCTTTTATTCCTAAAGCTTCCGCTTTCCTTACCTCAGGTTCATTAACGCAATACACTATGGGATCATACTTAGCAACAATATACTGGTACATCTGCCTTATTCTTAGACCCTCAACCTCAGTAAAGTCTCCAGATGAAATACCTGCTTCAAAATCGAAGTAGCAAAATACAGGTCGCTCATTAGTTATTTTAAGATCCAATTTCTTCACATACTTCTGCATAGGAAAAAATACTGCACTATCTAGAAGCGTCTGAGCCTTTACTCCGGACAACTCTAAAAACTGAGCGGTCATAGGTTCTCGAGCAAAAACCAAATCGAATTGTCCGAAAGTCTCAGCAACAGCATTCAAAGCAGCCATGTTTCGAAAATAATTTTTGTTTAATCCTGAGCATCCTCCCAACCCAAAGGCTATTTTTTTGGTAAAGGAGTAGTGAGGCAAAATCTTTCTAAGCAAGGTTGCCTGCCAACTACTCTCAAAGTTAGAGTACAACCACGGAGCTCCCACTGTCACTATCAAATCCACTTCAAAGTTCAACAGTTTCTCTACGTTATCAATATTCTGGCAACACATCTCCATATCAGCCTCAACTATCTCATGCTCACCTATAGCTTCGGTCAATAAAGATTGGGTGCCTTGAAAGTATACGTCGTCTCCTATGTTCCACTGCTCTCTTCTAAATCCATGAATATACATAACTCTCATTATTTAGTAGCCT